ATCATAGTAAGCTGAACCTAATGGATGTGCTGGTTCGTAAAGTGTGTAATCAATCTCATCATCTGCTAATGCAAATTGAGTAATGTTTAAACCTTGACCTGCTGCTAATTTTTCTCTACCTTTTTTTGTAAGAATGGCGTCAACGGTTAGTTCTGTGTTACTTAAATATCCCATAGTTTAATATTATCTTTGTTTATAAATATAATTATTTTTTAAATTTAGTTATTCTACTTCCAAAATTGGTTCTGATGTATTTCTGCCTGTTCTATTTACCGTTAATGTATTTGGATTAGATACAAATATTTCAATAGGAGAACTACCATCTAAGGTAGTTGCTGCCGTATTTTTTGACCCTCTATAATATGAATTTTCCAATCCTCTTGTTAAATCCGATGTATTTCTATAATGTGTTGGTAAATATCCGTCCACAGGTACTACTGCAACTATATTATTTTGAACTGTAGGAATTGTGGAACCACTAAATGGTTGGATGTTTAAATAAGTTTGATTATATGTTTCAATAGCAGAAACATATCCTCCACGTGGGTCTCCAAATCCAGTTGCAGATGCGGTCACTGCAAATTTAGTTATCATTCTTTCTTTTTCCTCTGTAATCAATTGAACTCTAATTCTTTCTTTTACTCTTCTATTATCTTTGTCTAAATAAGTTCTAATTGTATTACCATTTTGTGCATAAATACCAAATCCAATAGTCTCATACGCGGTTTCACCATAAGTTTCTACTCCTAAATCAATTTCCGTTGTAATAGTAGGTTGCTCCAATTTGGCATCTATACTTACTTCATATTGCAAATTTTCAGCCGTTAACGATGTATCATCAAAATACACATAAGATGCCGTATATTGATAATTTTCTGCAATTGTTCTTTGTGTATCGGTTGTTGAAATTAAAGATTCATATTGATTATTTTCTGCAATTAGATTTTCACTTAAATTTGCATCAATTATACTTTCATATTGATTATTTTCAGCCGTTGTTAATGTTGTATCACTATATTTTATTTCGGTATCTAATTGATAATCTTCACCAATCGGCCTTTTTCTTGCAATCTTACTTCTTTCTAAAAAGTGAGGTTCGATTAATAAACCAGTAGTTGCTTTAACTCTTGCAGGCAACATTTTTTTAATATCATCAAACATCGACTTTTCATATAGTTTGATTAAGTTGATATATGCATATATGTCTCTATTATCAAATCTTTGGAAATAATATTGTCTTAATTCATCTAATCTAACATAATTTGATTTATATTCATCGGATGGGTCACCAATATAATTATCTAAATTTAATCCACCTAATGACTTTGCAATATCAATATTTAATTCTTTTGTAGGTGAGAAAAATAATCCCACTCTATTTGAATCGGTTGGGGATTGGTCAAATGTCTTTTTAGTTGCTCTACCTTTTGAAGATAAATCCGTAACCAAAGTTTGCGATTCAAATCTAACTTTATTTGTAGAATACCTACCAGAACCAATATCCGGAATTTCCAATACAACCGTTCTATCTATTGCCTCAAATTGAAATGGATAATTTATTAATGACGGAAATCCAATTGCGGATGCCGAATATGATGCAGATGGATTTTCTGAAAATATTAATGTTCCATTGGTTATAGAACCACTTTCTAAATCATTTCTATATAAAGATGATGAGAAATAAATATTTGCATCTACATTCAATAAGGATGACGATACTGCCAAATTTTTTGGATATTCGAAATCCAATCTAAAGAATAAATCATCAGTAGATGCAGATACGTGATTACCATTAACCATTTCAGGGAAAGAAACGTGTTCGTAAAATCTTTCTTTATCTAATGGTGTACTCCATAAACGGAATTCATCTAATGAACCACTATATCCGGTACTACCACTTGCAATATAAATGTAATTTCCACCATCCCAACTTGCACTAACATTTAAAATACTTGCAGAAATCGATTCTTGGAATATTGTTCTTTCCTTATTGGATTGTCTAATATTTAATTCAAAACTGGATGATATACTTCCACTAGTTCTGCTAACTTCTATTCCAAAAAAGTTTCCGTTAAATATTGGTAATAAAGATGTAGACATTGAAATTGAACCAGAGTAATTAAATTCAACTTTACCATATTTAGAATCCGTTGAACCAATAAGATTTATTCCCCATCCACTACCAGATATGATATTAAAATTACCACTATATGCCGGTTTCACAAAACATTCTATTGTATCTGGTTTTCTATTTCTTTCGGTATTCTTCCATTCTAATTTAATACTTCCAGAATTTTGTCCGTAAAATTTAAGAGCACTGGTAATATTATCATATATTAATTTATTTTTAGTATTGGCCGTTACTTCCGGGCCCCCAAATTCTAATATTGAAAGATTTGATGATGGAATACCATAACATGCCAATAAAGCGTAAATACCCTGTCTAGTACCTTTATGTTTTAAAAGATATGGTAAATTATTTGCAATTCTTCTCCATACTTCAAAGTTTCTTTTCTTCGCAGGATTTTCATTTACTTGATTTCCATCACTATCTACACCAAATACTAAATTCCATAATTGATTGTCAGAGGCTAAATTTCTAGCATCCCAATTTTGTGATTTAAGAATATCATATAATAATTTATCAGATATATTTCCAGTTTGTTTATAACCCAAACCTCTACTTCTTTCAATCGATTTAGTGTGAAAATATATGTTATCAAAATGCTGTCCTATCATTGAAAAGAATAATAACAAACTTGCATTATCCTCATTATTTACAATATATGTTGGAATATTATTTTGAATCCAATTTCTATTTTCAATATCAAAATCTTCCGCCAATGTTATAATAGTATCATACCAACCCGTTCCATTTGTATTTAATACTAAAGTAGATGTACTTAATTCTTTGGTACTTCCATTATGTGGCCAACTTAATGATGATGATGTGTATAAAAATTTCTCAAATCCATCAAATGATTGTATAATTTGATTTTTCTTTATGTTTTGTCTATCCACCTCTTGTAACGATGAAATAGAACCAGTATATAGTGCAGATAAACCATTAGTATAATCAGTAGATGCACTGGTTATCAATTGTTCGTATAATTCAATTAATTTAACTTTATATACAAAATTATCTACTCTTTCTTTTGCAGAACTAAAATGAACAAAATTGTTCCATAAATAGGTAGAACCACTTACATATTCAATATTTAAATCTTCTGTATTAATATTTGACCCACTTAAATATTGTAAAACCAATTGTGATGAACTTGATATCGATGAACTCAATATCAAATCATCTAAAGATTCGTATCCGGTTGATTTTCCTGTTATAAAATCTACCTCAACATTGAAATTAGGGCCCTTTAAAGGTGGGCATTTTAAATCATCTTGTTGATTTAATACAATTGTTTCAATTAATGGATTAGTTAATAATTTTGTAATCCATAGTGTTGAATTATTTGTAATATTTGCTGAAAGTGGTGTATATAATTTTAATATTAAACTTTCAACTTTATCTTCTGGTCTAACAAATTCATTACCTAATTCATCTATGGATTTTTTTGATAATGTCCAATCATCGTTTTCCCAACTAGAAACTAAAAATTGATTATCATCTCCAAAATTAGCAAGATGTGTTAAATATTTACTATCTCTATCTAAATCTGGAATATTAACTTGTTTCTTAAATGCATTGAATAGAGATGTATTAATTAAATTTTCATCCATCAATATAGTTGGATATATAACATTTGTTGTATACGAATAAGTGTTACTGCTCAATGAAACATCTCCACCATTATTAATTGCTGTAAATATAAAAGATATGTTCCCTTCCCAATTTATAAATTGTTCTTTTAAAGATTTAATATTTACCTTAAAAGAACCATTTGGTGTCAATTTATCTAAATAAACAATTTTTGTATTATCTTTTTGTAATAATTCAACTTTTACATAAGTTGTATTCGAAGCTTCATATTTTACCTCATATTCAATATTGTAATCCGAAAATGCCGGAATATCAATGGATGCTGGGTATGAAACACTTACGATATCGGGAGTATTATTAATTCTTGCAAATTTAACAAATACCTCTTTAGATGCTCCCAAAATATTATCAAAAACAGGAGTTAGTATTAATTTTTGCAAATCAAAACTTCCACCTAAATCGTTTTTAAATGATACGGTAAACGATGTAGTTTTTACATTTCTTACACTACCATTTGGAAATGTTACATTTATACTATTTGCATTCGATGTTGTAAAAGGTATTTCAATTACTTTATCGGAATCACTATCTTTAACCTGACCATTGTATTGTGTATCAATTGTACTAACAACCGGTTGTGGAATGTTTTTTGCAAATGTAACATCAACATTTACATTTCCACGTTTTATTATAGATGCATCTAAACTAAGAGTTCTATCTGGACTTGCAAGGTTACCGACTTTTATATTATCAAAAGAAAAATATTTTGGCAATTCACCAACTAATGATAATATTAATTTTGAATTATTTAGTATTTCTTCACTTAAAGATATTTCATCGGTACTTGGATTGCTTAATAGAACACTACCTGTTATAATATTAGTATTACTATTTACTATTTGATAATGTACAGAAAATACATCCTCTAATTCTGCTAAATAATTTGAATTTACATTTATTCTAAACTTATAATTTTTAGTTGGTATAATAATATCCCCATCTGTTGGTGCTATTTTCTTTCTTTCAAACAAAAATGATAATTCAATTGTACCAGTAACACCATTTAAATTTTTATATTCATAAAATTCGTATTCAGTTTGACTATCAGGCTTCAATCTATATTCAGATGCTCTTATTGATTCATAATAAGTATCTTTGCCGGTTTCTCCATTATGCCCTCTAAATTCTTTATTTAAAAATACTACAAAGTAATTTTTTGCAACTTTATTATCTATTTTTGAAGTATATGTTCTTTCACTACCAAATGAAGTCGATGGCGTATATTCAATTGTTTGAGAAATTCCAATACCTATCGACTTATTACCTTCAAAATATTCGGCTGCCTCTTCTGATGTTAAATAAACTTTAAAAGGGCCATCCGTATCACTTACTATTGGTGGGACATATCCTCCCCCGCCACCACCTCCGTTTGTTTCGGCACGGCCTGATTCATTATTTATTTGAATATTTTCGAAAGCGTCTGGATTTATATTCTGCACAATTTATTATTTTATATAAATATTTTATTTAATAATTATATCTCTTCTTTTAAAAATAGATGAATTGTATTTTATACAATCCAGTAATATGTTATTAATTTCATTAAGTAAATATTCATACTCATATTGTTCATAATCATAGAATCTAATTTCTGATGGTTTTCCAAAATTAGAATTTGATATTTTATATTCTTTATTTGTTAAAAAGTAATTAACGGAACTTTTAAAATTTTCTACTATTCTTTTTTTGTATCCTTCAAAATCATTAATACCAAAATCCTTCTTTAAAATTTTTATATAATCACTACCATATTGTGAAATTAAATAATCATCCACCTTTGATAGAAAAGAATTATCAAAAGAATTTATAGTATTTAAAATACTTTCTTTATAAAAAACAAAATCTTTAGATAAAGCTTTTAAATTCTTAAATTGATTTGTATTAAGTTTATTTATATTTTCGTTATTTGTTTTCAATGGAATAATACGAATTTCTTCTCTTGAAGGTGATATTTCATGTATCCAAACCCTTTGTAATTCATTTTCGTTACCAACTCTATTTCTAACAAAATTAAGATTTATTTTTAATATACCATTAGTAAATCCTAAATCACTTAATAATTTCTCAATATCAATTGCAACTTCTTTCTTACCTAAATTATTTGTAATATTATACATGTAGTTCTTAATATCCGTAGATTTTATATATGCTACATTATTTCCAGATTTATGTGGTAATAAATTGTTATTAATATCATAAACCGATATTTCCATAACATCATATGGTGTGTTACCAAATTCACTTATTTGTATTTCGTTTTTAGAAACTATAAATAAATCCTTATCTTCCAAAAATTGACCATAATTTTCGGTTTTATTGTTTATATTTTCAAAATTTGTATATTTTTTAATACTCATACTTTATTTATTTAGAATCCTGGATATGAATCAGGATGTTGTAATTTTAATATCGTTTTGAAACTTTTTGATTTTTTAGAACCATCTTGTCTCACTACTTCGATAGATATATTACCAATAGAATCAGAACTACGTTCTCTATTACCATACTTTAATGGTGGCCTGCCCGTATATAATGTGGGTTTCATTGATTTTGAACTACCTGCTCCTAAACTAAAACTAGTTTCTGGAAGCTTAAAGAACTCACCTTTCGGGCCAAATGTGGTTTTTATATTGATTGTAATTGGAAACTTATCGTTATTTGTAAACTCTATCGTTTCACCATATCTCCATTGTTTTTTTCTTCTTTTTTCTAATTGATGTGTAGATACTGCAGCAGTTATCCAACCATCTTTATCATTTCCCTTATCGGTAAACTTAACCAAACCAACTTCATTGATAATTTCTGCACCTGATGAAAATGCAACCGCTTGTGCAGATTGTTGTATCGCTTGCTGTTGTTGCAACGCACCTAATTGTGCTTGTAATCCTTCAATAATTGAATTCAATGAATCAATTTGTTTAATCAATGCTCTTATTTGTGCTTTGAATCCTGTGTTTTGTGATTGTAAAGATGCTCTTAAAATCGATTCATCAACTGACTTTTGTAATGATGTGGATATTTGACCAGTAAAGTCGGATATTGTCCCATTTAAAGTATCTAATTGATTGGTTAAAGCATCATTTGTTTGTTCAATTGTTAATCTATTATTTATTTCCGTTTGAACTTGAGCTCTTAAACCTGTGATAGTCGTATTTAATCCATCTATTAAAATTTGTAATCTGGTATTCTGTACTCTCAATTCATTACTTGATGTTACTTCCGCATCATAAATTGGTTTTGGAACCAAATCCAAGTTTGATGTTGGGATGTTTGGTGCCAATTCTGTTACCGTAACATTAACTGCTTTAAGTAATTCGGTTTCATCGTATTTTGGTGTATCTAACCCCTTAAATATTAATGAAGTTGCTGGATTTATATTATCAACAATGGTTACATTATAATCATTTTTTGATATTGCAGACGAACCGGATACACTTAAAATTTCTTCAAATTGTTTCTTTTTTTGTTCTTGTAATTTTTCTGATATTGCTTCTAATCCTGTCATATTATACTAAATCAAAAATATATTTTTCATCAATTATTGTAGAAATATCATTTTCTACAACTTTTAATTTCAATTTATATGTTCTATTTTTTGGAAATGTATTTAAGTTCATAACAAAATAATTAGATGTAGAATCACAACTAACTTTTGTATAATCTCCGAATGGTAAAATAACCTCACCTGTGATATAATCCTCTAATTGATAATAAATATTTGTTATATATTTTGATTGGTCGTATGCAAATGTTGTTCCAAAAGATTTTGAAGGATACATATCTCTTCCTTTTATTCTTATTTTTACTTTTGTATTTGCCGAATATTCTTTTTTAAGATTTGCAATTATAACTTTATAACCATCTTCAGCCGAACCTGTTACCGGTGTTAAACTTCCAGTTACAAAAGAAATATCGTCCCATACCAATTCTAATTTAGGTTCATATATTGTATTTGTTTCTTTTGAAAAGAATTTAAGAACACCATAATCACTTATATCGGTATTTAATGATGCCGACGTGTGATGGTGTAATATAAACCCGTTGTTTGGTAATCTATTTGAACCACTAATCCATAGTTTTACAATATTTGTTACATCCATTCTAATATCATCCGGTTCATTACTAAAGGATTGAGATGCCATAGATGCGGTATACCATGTTCCTCCACCACCATTTAATAATGAACCTGTGTCGGAACCACTTACATATGCATCTGGTGTTATTGTATAATTCATCCATTTATCTGTTCCGTTTTTGTAATACCAACTCACCCCATCGGATGATATATTATCAAATTTAGTTCCAGTGCCCATAGTCCAACTTTGAGATACTGCATTTGCATATAATGTATATTCCAATGGGATTTCTTCGGAATTTGCAGATTTTAAATTTAAGAAAACAGAATAACTTCCTGTTCCTATACTTTCTACAATTGATTGAGAAATTTGTGTTGTATTAAATTTAATTAAAGTTCTAGAGACATCCATAGTAGAACCATAATAAAGTTTACCTACTTCTAATATCTCATCTCTACCTGCATTTTGTTCAGGTTGTTGAAGATATATACTTGCGTCAAATGATGATGTGTAAAATATATGCATTATAATGCCCTCCCTTTAATGTCTTTGTTAGGAAATTTAACTTCAAATATGGACGGGTCTAAAGAAGGATAGACAATCTTACCTTTAGTTGCAGCATCTATATTATATCTATTTGGTGAATAACTACCATCTCCACCACATAAGTTAGAAATTTTAACAGATGGTACACTCATTACCCCCTCAACATTTGCTAAAATAAGTTCTAATTCCGAAATGTTTATTGGTTTATTAAATGTCCAATTATCTATATTAAAATAATCTTGTATTTCTGTCAAACAATTGGTAAGAACTTCTCTTTTATTAAAATTTGAATAAGCTATTATTTCAAAATCAACACCAATATTAATTATAAATCCATTTAATAAATTTATACCATCGGTAATCATTCTATATTCACTTATATATGTTTTAAGATTTTCTTTAACGGCTTCATTTAAATTTGTAAGATTTTTATTTGAATCGTATCCCAAAATATACATATTTATTGCAAACGGATTATTAATTTCAGAAATAGATGTTTTCTTTTGAGAAAGATATTTAATTAATTCTTTTTGAATTTCTGATTTTGATTTATCTTTTATACTATCTACTAAATTTGTAAACTCTAAAATATTTTTAGGATTTGATAAAATAGAAGATGGAGAATTATTATCAATCTCACCATCAGGACTAACATATACTTTTGCAACACTACCATATCTTTCCGGCATTGATAATGCTCTAACGATATAATCTTGTCTGGTTACAGCTCTGTTTTGAGAACCAAATGTGCCTAATGCATTTTGTCTAATTTCTTCAACTGATTCTGCACTTTTACCACCTGTTGCAGCTTCTAAATTTTCTACTGCAATAGATTGTTTGAATCTATTATATTGATTTAATAAATTTGTTGGTATTGATAGTAAATCTTCTTCAAATTCAATTTTTGATATTGTTGTTAAATCATTTTGATTAATATTAGAATCAACACCACCACCTACTAAATATTTTATTGTCAATGTTTTACCATTTGGTGCAATGCCAAATGTATTTGTTTTTAAAAAATTTGATGGGTCAATTCCTTGATTCAATCTTTGAATAGAATTAGATAATCCCATACCAACATTTTTAGTATTTGGTAATATTTTTTCATCATAATTACTTTCATTACCATTTCCAAATTGTAAATCCATAGTATTATCCGAATTTACTTTCACACAAAATCTTCTAGGTACTTTTTGTACTTCTAAAATATATGGAACATTATTAACCGATTCATATAAATCACCATTTGATTCTGTATTTGGTTGCTCTACAAAAATAGTTTCCTGTACCAAATATGGAACTTCATAATATTTGATATTATCCTCATCTACTACCGATGTTATCGAAATTATATTAGTATCGGTTAGGGTTATAGTAGGATAATCTGTTGTGTTTGATACAGTTATTGTACTGGTCACTTCTTTTGCAGATATGGCTTTTACTTTTTTAGTAATCAAATATTGTTCTACCTCTCCGGTCTCATTTCTTTTATATACATCTATCTCTCTACTTCCTGAATTAACAAAATCAACATCATCTATCGTTCTAAATATAATGGATGAATTTGTAGTCGATACCACTTCCATACCATTTTTAATTTTTAAATAAAATCTATCATCCGGTCTATTATTTACACCAATACCAATACTTGGGATTAATTGATATACAGTAAGAGTTGTCACGGCCGGTGTTGTTACCTTTGGTTTATATCCAACCGATTGTGCCAATGCAATTATATTCTTCCTTTCGGTTGCATTACTTAACATCGATTCTTTTAATTGTGTATCTTGATAAAATGATAACACATCACCTATTGCTGCTGCATGTTCAATGAATACCATACCAGGTGATGCATCATTGAAATCAGAATATTGAGTTGGAAAATACGTTTTAGTAAAATCAATTAAATTTTGCTTTAAAGTATCAAAATCTTTTCCTATGTAACTAATATTTTTTGTGTTACCCCAATTCTTATTTATAGATTTTATAGCCATTCTTTTTATTTATTATTTTTTAATATCCAACATCAAATTATCCGAAAGTGACGGGTTAATTGTTAATGCAAATTTTATATCCAAAACTATTTTATTAGCATCAATATCTTCATCATCGTAATCAAACAATATTTGTTGAATTTCTAAATATGGTAAATAAGTTTGAACCGCTTCTAAAATACTATCTTCTATTCTTTGAGAAATTGATGAATCTACCATTGGTTCAAATAAAATATCCGATACATCACATCCAAACAGAGGATTCATAATTCTTTCACCCTTTCTAGTAAGAATTAAATTCTTTAAATTATCTTTTGCTTGTTTTAGAGTTGTATAGTTTACAGCAAATATACCATTAGAATCGGAAACTCTATTAATTCCAATACCTAATATCTTATATTCGTTTTCCGTTAAATCGGATGTGTAAAGTTTACCTATCTCTATTGCCATTATTTAAATCTTTTTACTAATTCACTATAATCTCTTGTCAATGCTTTTATTGTAGCATCTTGTAATCCATCACCGGTTGATTCAAAATTTGGAACATTAGATGGTATATTTACCTCTCTAAAATCCATTGTTTCCCACTCACTCTCGTCGACTCTTAATTCGGGCTTAATCATATCCAATACACTTCCAACCGCTTGTGCACCCTCTTTACGTTGCTCGGATGAAAATGGTTGAGTCATATTCAAAATCTCATTTATCATAGGGTCTTTTGAAAATTCTCTTTGAGGTTTTGATGGTTGTTGTCTTTTAACCGGTGTGGGAGTAACTTCTGTCATCTCTCTCAATGATGGAGTAGATGGTTTCTTTTGTGAGTTTAATGTAACTGCACCAGATTTGATAAGTTTAACAAGTTCTTCTTTTACTTGTAACTTAACTTCGTTTTTAACAACTTCTTTAATTAAAGTTAATAAAATTTCTGATTTCATAATAATTGTTTTGTATATGTTTAGTAATAAATATTTGATTTAATAATTTATCCCACACCGGGTATGTTTGGTATGTCTATTTTTATATTTGGAGATTTTATTTTTATATCAGGCAAAGATAGAGCCAATGATGCAAGTAAATCCACCGGACTTATATTTGGCAATTGTGGCAATTCTGGAAAAGTTGGTATTTCAATACTACCCAAATCAATCTGAGGAAATTCAATCGTTGAAGGAAAATCAGGTACAGGAGGTCCTGTTTTTACTTGATATCCTGTATAATTTATGCTTGCAGGTGCCGGTGGTGCAGGTGGTGTATATTGTGCTGTCACCATCATATTACCACCAACACCCATTAAATGTATTTGTGCAAGTTGGAGAAACGGGTCAATCATCACATTTGTTTTAGTGCTAAAAATAAAACTAGGTGGTGTAAAACTAATAAAAGGTGGGTCTGGTATCAAATCCTTTATCTTTTCTTCCGCCAGAGCTCGTATTTCTTCTTCGGTTGGTGTTTTTGCATCAATTTGTTCTTGCAATTCTTCTTTTGTTGGTATATTTGGAATTTCAATTGGTATATCTATTTCAGGTATTAATCCCTTTGCAGTATCTTTTACAAATTTTTTAATTTCTGCAGCAGTTGGTTTTGGACTTGGAATAGAATCTAATATTGCAACTGCCATTTGAACATACTGATATATTGGTTGTAGTATGATATCTTCAATTGGGGGGATAATTTGATTTTTAACCTCTTCGATTGCTTTTTCTAATAATTTTTCTTTTGATTCTTCTATTATCTTTTTCCTATCTGGTAATTTCGGAAATTCAAATTTTAAGGCTTTTTTTATTTGTTTACCAATTGCAGGTTTTTTCTTTTTTGCTTCTTTTAATTTTTTTATTATATCAATGGCATTTTTGATAATCGGATTATTTTTTATTAATTGCTCTATTTCAAACTCATTTATACCAGTTCTTAATTCGGTTATATTAGAAACTATATATTTTTCTACATTTTCATTAAATTCTGTTGTTATTTTCTTTTCAATTACTTTATGTGCTTCATATTCCGTTGTTCCAGGAGTATTATAGTTTGTACTATATGCATCCACTAAATTTTTCCCACCTACCGTATTTTTTATCATATTACCATAATCACCGGCCAAACCACCTAAAAAATTTGCACTTTTTGATAATTTAGATGAATCAGGATATTCATTAAATTGTATAAAATGGCCATACTCAACCATATACTCATCTAATAATCTTTCTTCAAATGGTTTTATTTCACCAATTGATGGGTTATCTGCAACTACTAAATTCAATCTACCTGAGATTGGGTTTATTATTGAACGTTTACCAACTATTGTACGATTTCTAACGGATACATTTGCATATCCATATTCTTCATTTAATTGTACAAACGCCAACCACTTTGCTCTATCTCTTATAGATGCACCCGGTCTATTGAAATAATTTTTTAATCTATCGAAAAATTCTTTACTTTTATCATCTACCGGAGACGCTGATTCTTTATTTATTAGTTTTAAAGCAGTTTCATATAAAGGTATCGTAACTTCTGGTAAAATTGGATTATTAGGAATTGGAATCGTTACAATTTGTTTTTTTAATTCATCTTCTATAACTTTTAATGCCTCAACCTCTGCCTTGTGAGCAGCAGCAGTTGCAGCCAATGAAATTGGGTCAGGCCCTATGTTCTGTATTGTTCCCGGTGCAGGTGGAGTTGATTGCCAACCCAATGGTTTAATTAAAGGATTTGGTAATGGTGACATTTCTGCACCTAACCAATATGCATCAAATGCCGATGGGTATATTTCTTGTAAAACATTGAAATTACTACCTACACTCTCTGTTCCTTTTTTTAATGCATTTGCAATTGCATCTGCCATACCTTTAATATTACCATTAATAACATTAACTCCGTATAACAAATCACCACCACTTTTTATTGCTTTATCGTATTCCTTTGCATAGAATTCTGCAAAGGAATCAGGGTCATCCTTAAATTGACCTGTCACCATTGCGGTCAAAACATTCAATTTAAAAATTGCCCACATATTATTTACTTAAAAATGTTCTACTTGATTGTATTTTACCTAATCTTTTCTTAATTGATGTGAATATAGCCGCGTTATGTGGCCCTGCTCCGGTGGGCCCTACACCTGTTGCAAAAACCATCTTATTTATTGCATCTAACATTTCTTCAATTAATGCAATCAATTCTCCGGCCAAAACCGCTCTTTGAACCGACTCACCGGCTTTTCCTGTTGTTTTTTTTACTTCACCTAACCAAATATTGCCAACACCATCCGTTGATATTACAACGTTTCTTTTTGTTTGTAATATAATGTTATTGTTGGAATGTATATGAGAATCACCAATAGAATCTACACTAAATTTACCATCAGTTATTATACCCGTATTACTTTTACCAAATATAATAAATTCTTTTGATTTTGCAGATAATACTATTCTATCGGAATTTACAAATAATTGATTACCACTTAAATCCGTTGAATTTGGATAGTTAGTAAATGCTATTTTTTGTTTTTTAATTGTTTCTTTGAATGGAACTTTTATTTTGCCCGATGTCAAATAGACAGAAGTTCCATCTTTATTAATATCTTCTTCAACCAATGTCCCAATTGGTTCAGAATCTAATTCTTGATTCTGTCTATTACGAATAAATATACCAGGAGCTGATGTTTTATCATCTTCTGTTAAAAAGAATTCACTAAAACGAATTGTATTACCAACTCTACCACTTAAAATTGTATCACCTTTTTTTGGTTCTAAAAATTTAATATTTTCTTGTTTGGTATAATTAGATTTATTAGAATTTGAATTTGTAGGAGTTACATTTGGTGTACCATCTTTAGCTGAGTTATAATTTGTATTTTTATTAGATGTATTTAAACTTATACTTTCTCTATCCGTTGTTCTATTAGAAGTATATTTATCTTCTCTATAATTTGGATATAAACTTACCGAATAAGGTAACCAATAATAAATACCATTAATATCTAATATCAATACTGTTTCACCTTCTATTGGAAACGTCATATTATTTTTATCAAACGGATATGCAGTATTATTACTTTTAATATTTACTTTTTCCGATTTAAATATAATTGCACCTAAATATTCTGCATTTGCAGATGACTCTATATAATTTTTATTACCATTATATGTGGGTATATTCGAATCATTGATATTAATTGTTTTATCAGTTGGTAATAATATATATGTAGATTCAACTGTGGCTAAAAACGATTCCATTATAATTTAGTTTTAATTTCTTCAATTTCAATTTGCAAATCTCCCAGTTTTTCTTTAGATTTTTCTTCAACAGCATCTATCGCGTTTTCCATATCCGCAAGTAATTGTTCTTTTTCACTCTCACTCAACCAACCATCTTCTCCAATACCTTTTGCTTCGGCAGCTGCTAATCTTTGTGCAATTGTTGCAAGTTTAATTAAGTGGTCATCGTTTTTAACCGATACCTCAATTAAATCTTTTATGATAGGTGCAATCACAGTTGCTTCTCCTACATTTTTAATCAATTTACGAAGTGATTCAATCAGTTCGGAAATGTTTTTCTTTTTGTTTTGTTGGTTTTCGTATATATCTTTAAATAATGATGATAAATTTTTACCATCAAATAATTGAAATTCGTTTGACATTATATTATGTTGTTCTTTACTATATAATTATAAAGTTCCTGACTTATTAGATTGTAACCTTCTTTATTTGGATGTTGTGCAACTTTCATTGGGTTTGGAATTTTCTTTTCCCAAACATCTTTACCTTTAAAATTTTTTATTAACCACGATTCCAAAGATTCGTTTGCAAACCCCCAATATGTTGATTTATCAATTAAATAAGTGTTATCATCTTTTTTATCCAAATTTTGAATCATTAAATCAAATGCATCACACATAATATATTTTACACCATATTCATTTAACATATGTTGTAAATAAATTATATAGTTTTGATTTATTATATTATAATAATTTTGTGTAAATAAATTTCCTAAAAAGAATTTTTTATACTCAGCCAAAAAATTATTAAACTTTTCATCTCCATATGTGTATGATTCTGTAAATTTATGTGGTAAGTCTGCTAATTCCATCAGGCCCCAACTTATCCATTCTCCTTTTGGTAAAAATGGAACATAATCTCTTAACGATGAACTCCACATGATAGCAACAAAATCATCTTTATGAATTTTTCCATTTCTTAAATCATTTATAACCTCATTAAAAATAACATTATTTGCTTTACCACTCCATCCATTATTTACAGGTTCTAATCCTAATTTATTGGCAAGAATGTTTACCCAACTACTTTCATTTCTAAATAATTGTAGTTGTTTTCTGTCTTTAAATGATTGTTCTATGGGCCAGTCAGTTCCTTCTCCTTCTGTCCAACTATCTCCAAATGCGTGTAGTTTCATTATTTGCTGATTAAAAATTTACCTAATACTAAATAATCCATATCACAATTATGAAATGTCCAAATTGCTTTTTGTGGGTCATTTGTCATTGTGTGGTCTTTTAGGTTAAACGATGTATTCAATAGAATCGGTGTTCCTGTTAGTTTTTCGAACTCCTTTAATAAGTCATAGTAAAGTGGGTTATCTTCTCTTTTAAGTGTCTGTATCCTTGCAGAATTGTCAACATGGGTTACTGACGGAATGTTTACATCCTTTTTAACTTTGACAACCTGATTCATATAGGGAACATCTTCTTCCGATAGGAAATACTTTTGATAATCTTCAATTGTAACTGATGGAGCAAATGGTCTAAACATTTCTCTTTTTTTGACAACCCTATTAATTCTATCTCTAATGTCTGGTAAATGTGGATTACCCAATATAGACCTATTACCTAACGCTCTTGCACCAAATTCAGTTCTACCTTGAAACCAACCTACTATATTACCTTCTTCAATTAGTTTTGCAACTTCTTTACACAATGTCTGTTGGGTATCATGCATTATAACTTTACTTCTATGATTTTGTAATATAATTTTAAGTA